AGGTCACCGTGGTAAGAGAAAATGGGGAAACTATTAAGCAAACCAAGACTAATAGAGCGGGCGATTGGATGTGCTTTCTCCCTCCCGGAATATATAAGGCTAGGTACTTTTTGGACAAGATGATAAACACCAAAGTATCATTTAGCATAACTCCAGACCAAACGCTAATTAGGGTTGCTCAACCCAAGTGGGAGGCTTAATGGCAATTGGGCATCGTGTATATAGCGATCTGTTTAGCATAGCTGACTTTGTTCAGCAGACAGCTGTATCTCAGGGAAAAAACTTATTAATAGATACACTTAGAGAGTATTTTCGGCACGATACGTTTTATAGGTTTACCACAGATGCGTTCGGGTTTCCACTTACTCCCGATCTCACAGATGTGCCGCCAGACATACAGGAGGAACGTACTACCAGAATATTCATAGGAGATATTTTTCGATATGACAAAAGATACTGGCCAGCCATTGTTGTAAGATATTCTTCTGGAAGAACCTATCACGTGAGTTTCAATCAAAATCATACAACCAGATATCGTTTAGATCTTGTGCTTGATGGTTATGGAGGGAGATCCTACATACGTGTGCCAACACACCATGTGGTTGCTGGAGCCTGGGAACAGAGTTTTGAGGTTCTAATAGCCGCAGAAAGCGTGCCAGACAGAGAGGAACTTACTGATATTGTATCTTCTTTTTTAATTGGAAAGGCCAGACAAGAGCTGTATGAGGCTGGTCTGTTTGTGCGCAATGTTAGTTTAGGAGGGGAACGGGAAGACGACTGGGGAAATGATAAGGTGTATATTCAAAGTATAACGGTTGAAACCTTCTCGGAATGGCGCAGAGAGGTCCCAATTGACAGCCTTGTGGAAACTATAAATTTCTGTTTTAAATATGGATTACTCGGAACAGATTCGCCAAGCACAGATACTACTACAATTGGGCTGGAGGATATTCAAGAATCTTCAACGCCCTAGCCCTTTAACCACTGCCTTATTGCACTACAATTTCTACATAACATTGTGTAATTCTTTAATTCTTCCTTAATTCTTTCTAGGGACATATTTTTTACTTTGCTTAGTTGATATATTCCTTCATCAGCATAAAACTCGTATACTGGCATTGGATAGGATATTTTACAGTCCTGACAGACGCCGCCCCTTTCCTCCACTATTCTTTCAAGTTTTTCTTCCAGCTTCAACATCTTTACTTCATTCTGGCACTTCACACAATAACTAAAGGGCCTTCCACTACCTTTCCTTATATAGAATTCCAACTTGCTTTTGATCTTCTGGCATCTTACACAAAAAGCTTCATTTTCTTCTAGTTCTATAATATATGATCTTGTATTTTTGCTGTTGAGTGGACTACATTTGGTACAGAATTTGCGTCCAGTTAGATAACGTGTCCTTCCATTTTCTTCGATTTTATGCGGAATGGTTTCCCCGCAATTTTGACAGACTATATCAGCCAAATATTTTTTTAGTTTTTGGTTGTTAAATGTACTGCCCTTTTTCATATTTGCCTCTTTTTTTAGCCACCGATGGTTTTCGGGAGCAAAAGCTTTTTCTATTTCTTTCGGATTTGTTAAATCAAATGCTGCCAGTGGAATAATGTGATCTATATTATAGTCGCTGTGATTTCCAGGACATGGCCCAAGATGTTGTGCGATTGCTTGATAATCAATATTATATTTAGTCGATTTCCTGTTAATTTTTGTTTTTATTGCCCCATGCACTCTAGACCTAAGCAGTTCTCGTATTCTGTAATTTTCGTCGTTATCATATCGATATTTTCTATAGCATTTTCGGCAGCGCCTGTGACCTTGTATTTTGGCATCAATGCCACAGATAACACATTTTTGTTTAGGTCTGTTTTTCATATAGCATTTCTGACATATTGGATGTCCATCATTATCGCGTTTATGAACCCTTGCAACTTTTTGACATATGGAACACTTTCTTTTTTTTGAATGTTTTTTACGATAACAACGAGCACACATTATGTAGGAATTTAAGTTCTTGGCGGCTGGCGCGAGGGCACCACAAACAGAGCAAATATGTTTGGGCTGATGATTTTTACAATAACATTTTATACAAATCGCATCTTTATTGATTCTGAGTATCACCACATCATAGTTTCCACATTCAGAGCATTGTTCTATCTTCTTGTTTTGTTTTCTATAGCATTTTTGACATAACTTATTCTTTTTGTTAAAGAATTTTTTAATTCTAATCCCGCATACCGAACATTCTACCATCTTTTGATCTCCTATGTTAAATTAATTTTATTGATAGAAAAACAAAGTCTTATCACAGACTGTATTGATATTGTTGCTAAATCTTCTAAAACTATCAATAAAAACATATACCGATGAAGTGCTGTATCTTATTTTAAGAACGCGTTATCAATGGTTTTTTGATTAGTAAGCTTGATGCGGCATGGAAAAGCAAACAATTTAGGAGGATCGGTTAAATGCCTAATATTCCTGGAGTTTTAGGATACTCGCAGCCAGATGTTTTTTCTCGTGTGCGCACCCTGCAAAGAGCACTTTCTATACCTGGAGGTCTTCGCATTCTTAGTATAGTTGGAGAGGGCCGTAGAGAGGAAACAATTATCGAATCTGCACAGGGAGATGGTCAAGATGGGTTTGACCCAACTTTTACTTCACAGTCTGATGGTTATGGAAGATTTTTCCGTCTGTCAAACTACCCTGTGGTTACAAATCGCACTACACTTCTTCTCAATGACGCCCCTTTAAGGCTTCTTGAGGGAACTATCGATGGTTCGAGTTTCTCATCTCAATATGACGCAAGACTTGAAATTGCTACAGGCAAGATCGAACTACAAAGTGCTACTCTTAAAGATCAGGGAGGCAAGCTCTACAGTGCGTCCGCATCAAATACTGGGGATGGATATCTATCTACGCCTACTCTGTCTGATGTAAATGCACCAGCAGAGATTTGGACGGTTAGATGTACGAGCGTACTAAAGGACAGTTATGGTGCTCCCATCAGGGAGACAGCCTCTTTTATTGTCAGAGGAACAGTTTCTGGCCAGCTTTTAGATGAATATGGCCAGCCATATGTCTGGAAGAGTGATGGGCAAACAGTTGATAATGGCGTACTTTCCTTCGCAATATACAACAATCCAGCTCCAGCACAGGCATTCGCAGTTGGAGATAGATTTACTATTGAGGTGGAAAGTAAGGTTCTCCAGGCTATGGATAACCTTGAGGCAAAATACATTGCCTCGATCGATGTAAATGACCCTAAGAGTTTTACAACTCCAAGTAAGTTGTTTACAACGTATGGTACTCCAAGTACTGAAAACACCCTATCTTTAGGATCTCAAATGGCTTTTGAAAATGGGGCTACATCTGTTTTGGCACTACAGGCCAAACCTCCACTGCCCAGAAGAACTTCAGATATTCTTCTAGCAGCATACAACTCTCTTACAGGGTCGGGTGGAGCTACTGGAAATTCCAATGCAGATGACTTGATTTTTGCAATTGACGCTCCAGGGAAGCCAGATAGTGATACTGAAGTACATATCTTTATTCGCAATACAGATGGAACTGAGGATCAGATTTTCCCTAACAAGGTAATGTTCTATGATCCAGATATTACTGCCGCTTTCTCAGCATATGAAGAAACTGGAACTGATACTCTTCTAATGCAGGAATTTATGGATCCAGCGCAGAGCGGACATACATATAGTTATACAATAGTGAGCGATGATAAGATTGAGCAGAGCGCAACTGACGGTTCAATTACTCCTATTGGGCCAGGGCAAACTGCGTATTTTACCAGCGCAACAGCGATTTTTACCAGTCAGACTGTAAGCCAGAATAAGGAAATTGACATCTATCACACTAGCACCGCTAATGAAGGCAGATGGCAGATTTCAGAAATCGTAAACCAGAATACTGTAAAAATTGCAAGAACTGCTGGATCTTTCGTATCCGAGAGTAACTTGAAGTGGCAGTTGCTACTTCCTGGAACTCAATCTCAAAGGCTTCTTCTTACTACCGATCTTGCATTGGCTCAGTATAAGGGCTTAAGGGTTAGTTACATTGATAATAAGGACGCAGATTTTTATGATGCAAACTGGGCAGAGGCACTTGATGTTCTGGAAACCCAAGATGCTCAGATTCTAGTTCCGCTCCCAACTCAAACCTTCTCTGCTATTCAGCAGGCATTTAGGGTCCACTGTGAGCGCATGTCTTCTACTTTTTACAAAAGAGAGCGTGTACTTCTTACTGGTGCTTTAGAAGGGCTAACAGTAGCTCAGGTTCTTGGGAATGAGCTTGCTGCTCCCGAAGATATCGGACTGCTGGAAGGTATTCAGGGGGATGATGCTGAAGAAATACTCGATGGAAACATTGAGGATCTTGCAGATTATGGTGTGGAGAACAGCTTTGGCGACACTTTCCGTGTTGTTTATTTTTACCCAGACCAAATCATAAGAACAATTAATGGCACAAGATCTACTCTTCCTGGTTACTATATGGCCGCTGCCGCAGGTGGATGGCTAGCTGGCGAACCAAATATTGCGATGCCACTAACCTATAAGGTTCTTGTAGGTTTTACTATTCTTAATGATAAGGTTTATAAGCAGACTACGCTTAATCAGCTTGGTGATGCAGGAATCACTGTTGTACAGCCTGTTACTGGTGGTGGAAGAGTACAACATGGTAAAACAACTACACAGAGTGGTGCGCCAGAAGAAGAGGAAATCTCAATTGTCTTCATTCGTGACCATTTAGCACGCACTATGCGTCGTAGCTTTAGAGCTTTTATTGGTCAACCAGAAGATCCAACTTTGATTCCTTCTTTAACACAGAGAGCAATTTCTTTGCTTAATGCCTTTGTGTCACAGAATCTTATTACAGACTATAGAAATCTGTCGGTAAGTAGGGATGAAGTGGATCCAAGGCAGTATAACATTGTTGTTGAGGTCCAACCAAACTACCCAGTAAACTGGATCTTTATTGACATTAGCGCCGGCTTGTTTTGATAAGCCTTCATAATTATTATCTTTTAAGGATTTGATTTAGACTATAAAGCAATATCACAAGAATATCTGTCTGGAAAGAAACTTAAAGAGCTGGCAAATAAATATAATGTTTCACAGTGGACTTTGTTAGACAGATTTAAAAAACTTGGTGTTAGAAAATATAATTTAGTAAAGAGATTTGCAAATGGCTAATTATCCTCAAACTGGTAGTCTTTTACAAAATCGTATTAATTCGGGCTTAAGTACTCAAATTACAATTAAAGTTAACAACACTACTGTTGGAGCTGTTCAACGCTTGTCGATTACACAAAATAGAGATTTATGGCGTCACGAAGAAATTGGAACAGACGGGGTTGTAGAAATTCACCCCAAAGGTGCGGCAAAGATCGATCTTACAGTTGAACGCATTGTATTTGATGGTATGAGACTGCCAGAAGCCTTTGCACGGGGGTTTATTAACTTACAAGCCCAAAGAGTTCCTTTCGATATTCATATTATTGATAATGCAGAAGTTAGATATACTGGCGATGCTATTGTTCATGTCTTTAACAATTGTTGGTTTAGGCAGTATAATCCACAGTTTCATGCGGACAGTTTTATTGTTTCAGAATCTGCCCAGATATGGTGTGAATATGTTACAACTACCCGTAATGGAGTTAGTGCAGTTATCGGAGGACTCCGTGGAATCGGATATGAACATGATACTATGGAACGGGCTTCAGACACGAAAGGCTTTAGAGGAAGATATGAGAAATCCAACTTTGGAGATCCACTAGAAAGTATATAAAATGCCAGCAAGAATTATTACCAACGATCAAGAAATTATAAGTTTGTATGCTGGTAAATAAAAGAAAACATACGGACACATATTGCTTATCGTTTCATGGTAATAAACAAGTTAAAACGATTGTTGATTGGCTTTATCATAGAGGTCAAAATAACCGTTTAGAAAGAAAAATTAACAAATATAAAGTTTTATTGGAGGGTTTATAATATGTCTTCAGCATACCCGATCACTGGATCTACAATGCGTGGTAATATTAGTACTGGGCTTTCAACCCAAATTTTGATCAAGGTTGAGAATGAGACTGTTGGTGCTATCCAAAATATTAATATTACGCAGAACAGAGGTCTTGAAAGAGTAAAGGAACTTGGTCTTGATGGGATTTTGGAAATTGTTCCTAAGCAGCCGACAGAATATGAGGCGAGCATTCAAAGGGTTGTTTTCGATCGTTTAAGACTTACAGAGGCTTTTAAGAGAGGATTTATCAATATTAAATCGCAGCTTCTACCATTTGATATTCAAATTATCGATCGTACTAATGGAGATGAAGAGGGTGCCGTAGTACATACTCTTGAGAATTGTTGGTTTACCAAATACGCTCCAAAATATCAATCTGATAATTTTATTATCCAGGAAGACGCAACTATCTTGATCGAAGATATTAGAACCACATTAGGTTCTAGCCAGAGCACAGCTGTTATAGGTGGTGCCCGTGGTATTCAGCCACAAACCGACACATACGGTAGAGAAACTGCCACTGACGCTGGTGCTGGAGGAGCAGTTCCTGGTGCAGGATACCGTGGTACTATGGATGTTGCCAACATCACAAACGCTGCTTTCTCAGAATAATGTTTGTTGACCGAGGGGAGTTCCCGCTCCCCTCGGCCTTTTTCCCACCAAACAATCAAATGGACCAATCGACCAACATTCTAAAATTAGTTGAATTTAATAAGCCGTTAAGGTAAATAGGAGGAGTGTACTATGACCGAGCTAAAACATAAGATTTTGGGCACTGTGGGTGCTCCAATGGAAAAACAAGAAACTACTACCGAGCCAATGTCAGATGTAGATTTGCAATCTCTCATCGAACTTGGGTGTGTTAAGGACACAGTGGAAATTGATTCCTTTCAGTTTGTTATGCGTTCACTTGGCGCAACCGAAAGGTTTGAACTTGCAAAACAGTTTACTGACGCTGAACTTCCAGATGAAGAGCAGTTTAAGTTTAATGTAAAACTACTTGCTATGGCAATAGAATCGATAAATGGAAAGCCACTAGAAGAACTACACCCCAATCCTAAAGAAGATGTATTATCGGCAAAAATGGATATTATTGCTGCCCTACAAGCTCCCGTTATTGCAAAGTTACTTGAGTTTTACACCTCTGTTATGGATCGTTGTGATAAGCAGTTTGGGGTGGAGCAAGTAAAAAACTAGCCGAGGGGTCATCACATCGGTTGCGATGGAAACTTTGTAAAGTATATCAAAGACCAGTAGATGACCCAATGTTTGAAGAAATGACTGCACAGCAGGCATTGTGGTATCAAATACAAATTTCATTAGATATGAAAGAACAGTTTGAACTTTTAAGAGATGTTGCTGAACACAATGCGATGTTCATGAATCCAGAAGCTGTGCAACAGGTAAGAGATGCTAGAGAGAATTCGTTTGAAACCCCAGATGAAGATTTTGATTCGCTATTAGAGGAAACATTTGGTAGGAGTATCTCCAAGGAAGAGAACCAAGAAGTGGTAGATGTTATGGAAATGTTAAAACAGGATAGGGAGTCGTCTAAATATTCTTCAGTAATGGATTTAGATCTGGACGAGGTAAGCTTCACACCCTTTAAATGAGGTATGCTGAATGTTTGATATCCAAGAAATTACAAATTATTTAAAAAGCATAGAGGGCTTTGCTGCTAAAACAGAAGAGGGAAATAATGCACTAAAGAGGCTTCAGCAGATTTATGGACAGCTTCTTACACAGCAAAGCCGATTTGGTGCCAGTCTAAAAGATATTGGTGAGCAAGCCAGTCTAACAAAAGACAAGTTAACTCAAGTTGGCAGTACCAACCAACAGTTTCAAGGAACTCTTAGACGCGTGAGTCAAGAAATTACTCGTCTTGGTGGCAATGTAAAAACTCTTGAGCTATCTCATCTGAGCACCGAAATAGGCAAATTTACCGAAAAACTTGGTCCTGGAGCTGACGCCATAACTGGATTTAGCAAAACATTGGTTTCCCAGCTAGGCTCTGCCCTAAACCAAAACAAAGCTCTTATGTGGGCAACCACTCTTGGCAAAAACATTGTAAACCCCACAAAAGAATGGAGTCCAATTTCCTCTAATAGAGCTTTTAAAGATGCAAATGATTTAATGAAAGACATGTTGACCACGCAGGCCGTTGCACGCAGGTCATACATTGCTCTTGGGGATTCCGTCGGTGATGCAAATAGAAAAACCTCTCAATATTTAATGAATCTACGTACTACTCAAGCTGCTCTTGGTATGACCAAGCAAGAACAGTTGGCCTTTAACCAGGCCGCTATGATTGTTCCAAGAGTATTGGATAGAGCTAGCGATTCTTTCCTTAAAACCATCAACATGCAGGGGCAAATGGTACAAACCTCTGGTGTGTTGCAAACAGCATTACAGCGATTTAGAATGACAGGTGCCGAAGCTGGACAAGCAGTTACAAATGCTTTTCTGCAGTCTGGTCTTTCTGCCGAGCAGTTTGCAGATTTTCTAGGACAAGCAAATGCTGCCCTTCGTGGAACTGATATTGATGCCAAAACTGCATTAACTCAAATGCTTAATGCTAATGCTGTGATGGGTATTCTCGGAGATCAGGCCAGTAGAAGTACATCTTTGTGGCATGAGTTTGCTACGACATTAAGAAGTAGTGGAGTAGCGGCAGATCAGGTAGGGAAAATTGTAAGCAGTGTAACGGAAAACATTACCAACATGAGTACACAAAATCGCGCCTTCATAGGTATGATGAGCGGGATGTTTCAGGGTGCAACGGCTCTTGGTGGTGCTCTCCGTATGGAACTTGCTATGAGAAGCCCTGGGGGCATGGAACAAAATCTTGAAGCACTGACCAGCACACTGGCACGATTTGGTGGCGGCAGAATTATTACTTTAGAGCAAGCTGCCAATAACCCACAGCTTGAGATGCAATTTGTTTTGCAACGGCAGATGCTACAAAAACTTGGCGTCGCTGGAACAGCTCAACAACAAAATAGAATTTTGGAAGTTTTACAGGGTGTTCAACGCGGCGGTGTTTCCAGAATGCAAGGTGGAAGAGAGCTAAGAGATGTAATGAATAAGGGCAGAAACATTCAGGAACAACTGGTTACATCCATAGAAAGAGTTGAACAAACATTACAAACTGGTTTAGTAAGAACCGCCAATGCACATCTTGGAAACATAGATAAAGCCCTTGAAGGTTTTAATAGGGCTCTGGGGATAGGACGAACTGCGGCTGCAGGTGACGAGCCTATAAGCAGAAGTGGTATAGGTAGGGTCGGCAGAGCAATGGCTTCACAAAGTGCCGCTGACTTTAGACAACAACTTGTGGCGGGTTTTGGTTTAATAGGAGGGGAGGTTCGCAGAACCATGGTACCTGGAACTGGATCTAGATTAGCACCTTTAGGTTTGCGTGGAGAAAGATTGCGAGGGGTTAGGGCAGAGCCAGGATTAAATATGAACCAAAACATTCTAC